TCGGTTTCCGCCTTAATTTTAGTAACTTTTTGTTCTACTTTTGCTTTACGAGTTTCTGAAACATTTTTAGCAACTTCTGAAACTGTACCGAGTAGAGGTTTTAGTAACATTCCCCACATCATGCGTATCTCATTCTTTCAGCTAGAGCTACACATCTGTTCGGAGTTTGGATATACCACTTACTATCTTTCATTTGATTATGAGCTTCTTCCATATTGCCTTCTTGTAGAGCTTTGATCATCATTTTAAATTTAGATACTCCTGTAAAACCAAGTTGAAAAATTTGTTCACATAAAACAGAACGCATTTCTTCATTCTCAGGTAAGTCATGCGTATCGCAGAGCTGTTCCATTTGATTCCAAGCATGATCAAAGTCTTTATTAAATATTTCTTCCCAACCTTCTTTTGTTGTTGGGATTTCTTCACCGACTAATATTTTATGGCCCCAGCCCCCGCTTAAAAATCCTTCAGTACAACGGTACGGCTCCAGCCTATATCCTTCATGAGTCTGTATAGATAATTTTGTAGTCTCTTTAATATTCATTTATTCACTCGCTATTTCCCCGGCTATGCCTATGTACCCGGAAGCGTCTATGTAATCATCAGGATTAACTTGTCCTAACTTAGTTCTGGCTATCTTTAAGAGTGTCATCATGATTGCTACTTCATGAGCTGTAAATTCAACGCCTTTGTAAGCAGACCACAACTTCGCAATATTGATGTGGTTTTCTGTAATATCTCCATGCTGATCATTTCGATCAGTATTTACTAGCTGAGAAGCTATAGTTAAAATGTCATTGTTTTTCATACTTTCCCTGTCCAACGACCTTTATTATTTAATGGCATTGTATGAATACAGGGTTGGCAATAACCGCTATAACCAATACTAGCTACGGATATAATAGGTCTTTTTATAAAGTTTTTAGAATAGCGAAAATTCTCTGCTTTAGGATTGATACTAGAACCGACACACATCGCAAAATTTAAGGCTAGGGGTGAAGACCACATAGAATATGAACTCTGCGTATGTTGATGCCCGACGACAAGCGAACAGCCTAATTCTTTTGAACTTTGTAAAACGCTCGATTTAAAATGATGTGTAAAAAAAACATCATTACCGTTTGGGAGCTTAACTATTAATTTGTCGTGCCACTTCCATTTAGCTTTGATCTCAAACATTTTGTTTAAGTCTTTTAAAAAACTTCTTGGAATACCCATACTTTCTGCTTTGCGTATGACCCGGATATCATGGTTGCCATACATGATGTCCATTTTAGGAAATAGTTTTTCTAATTTTTTAATTTCAACTCTAGCTCTTTCTACTTCAGTTGTAGGATTATCTGTTTCTCCGCTAACTGAATGAAAAGTTACACTAGAAAAATCTACTAAATCGCCAATATGGATTATTCTATCCCACTTAGTTAAGGCTTTAATTTTCTTAATATAAGGCCAATAGTCTAAGTTTTGAGCTGGGAAGTGCGTATCACTTAAAATAAGTATTTTCACTTTATTTATATTTTACCTAAAAAGGTTTTATTATCTAAATTCGTTTGTAACTCTATTTAATAAAAAGTAATGAAACGTAATTAAAAAATAAAATCTTTTGCTAGGATTATTAAATGTGTAAATAATAAAAAACCTACAGACCACAGAACTCTATTGATCCGGGTAAGGTCTTGTTGAATATGGGCGAGGTGGTTATTCATAATTAATTGGATATCTTTTTTGATCAAGGCCACCTCTTTGTCGAGACGATTAATTTTATCAGATTGTGACGGCATCTGAAATTCCTGTAGTATCTAACTTAACTTGTTCTTGCTTTTCTAATTGATCAGTCATCGACTTTTCAATCGAAAGAGCATAATCCGCTTTTGCTTTTTGTTTTAATAAGACTTCATCAACGGTCATATTGTTTTTTTCTTCTCTTAACTGTGCATTTTTCTCATGAGCTAAATCAAGCCTATCCAATAAAAACTTGTTGTGTGTTCTAAGCTCTCTAACTTCTTTTTTTACTGTTCGTAGTTCTTTTTGTAGTTCTGATAGTGTGGCCATTATTTTACTCCCGCTAACGGATTAGCTAACGCTTTGTTTATTTTTAGTTCTAATTCCCCCTCGAGATCTTTGATTGATTGTTCAAACAATCGAAGCTCGTCTCTAGTATTGTTCTTGACTGAGTTTACAACGGACTCAGTATGCCTACTGTCTTGCTGAAGTGTGCGGACATCGCTTTTAAGGTCGTCTTTAAGTTCTTTTGCGGTAGAAGCTACTAAGTTTACTTCCTCTAAAATCATTGTCATTTCAGATTGAAGCATATCTACTTGTTGTTGTACTAGATCTATTCTTTTATCAAATCCTGAAAGATCCGGCTCCACATACTCATTTTGAATAAAGTTTTTAAAATCTGTGTAATCTTTATAGGCTACAAAAACTCCATACAATGCACCAACAAAAGTAGCTAGAGCTGTAATAATTGCAAAAATTTTACCGCCTTTAAATTTAAATCCCCCGGGTAATTCTAATTCTGCCATTGACTATCCACCATTTCATTAATTGTCATGTAATCCATATATTCTAATAAATTTGTATCGTTGCTCTGTGTGATGATTTGATTTTCGTAAAAAGTAAGATCTGTATAAAAGTCCCGGTCAACTATAGTTTTTGTCGTAAGATCAGATAAGCTGATATCAGATAGCACGACCATAAGGGCAACTTGAGTAGCTTGACCTTCACTAGAAGTCTTATCTATTTTAGCCATAATCTTTTCAGCGACTTTTTCTTTAATCTCTAGCTCTCGCTCTTCTTGAACTTCTTCTGGCTGTGTCTCTTCTTGTTCCTCAGTGTTTTCCTCTTCGACAGTGGACTCTTCGACAGGCTCATTTTCAGATTGAATTTCTTCTATCTCTTCTGGTTGATCCTCTGAAATTTCTTCTAGCTCTGGCATCTCCTCTAAGATTTGCTCTTCAATCTCTATTTGTATCTCAGTTTGGATTTCTTCCATTTCAGGAATATCCGGGGCAATCTCTATAACCTCTACAGTTTGCGGTGGGAGTTCAATTTCAAAAGAAATATCATCGAAGTAATAGTCTTCAATCACCACATCAACAATTAAGTCTTCCGTAGCTATATCCTCTACGACATCTAAAATAATGTCTGTAATTATTTCAACGGTGTTGTATTGGATAGATAAAAACGGATCTGAAATTATTCCGCCATAAAAACTTGGTGCTGTATATCCAGCATCAATAGACCAGATATCCATTTGAAATAAGATATCGCTATAATTATTTTCGTCTATTGTTTGTAGATATCTATAGTCTCGAACACCTGAGTAGTCCATTTCGACTGTGTGTTCATAAGTGTTAATTACATCTCCATTGTTCTTTGTAAGATGCAATTTAATAGTAAAGTAATCTTTGCAATCGTAGTTAGTATCGGAGCAAGACGGTACATTCACATTAGAAATATGACTCTCAATACTACTACCGTAAGTAAGCTCTATTCCTTGATTTATTTCAGCTTGAGATAATCCTTGGTCTAATAAACTAATTTGATCTGAGAGTATTCCACCACCACCAACAATTCCTTGATTACTATGCCCGGTACATACCTCACCTTCTTCAAGTTGACCAGAGTAATTGCATTGAGTCGTTGAAGCTCTGTCATATAGCTCCCATTGATCAGCCGAGTCTAAAACATTTTCTGTAGAAAGTTCTTCTGCGTTAGAAGAGTAGCAATAAACTAAGAGCCATAAGACCAAAATCTTTAAGATCATTAAAATTTTCCTCTGGTTCTTTTTGTTTTTGATTATTTTGTAAAAGTTTGCTTTTGATGATTGATCCTTCTGGCATCATATCTACATTAGCTAACCAAATTTCTTTTGATTTTTCCCCAATTTCCCCTGAATGTGGTGGGTAAATTCCACTCTGCCATAAACTATCGAAGACTTGAGGGTCTTGAGCTAAGATGCTCACTGCCGGGACTGAAAGCCCAAGTGATTTTAATTGACGACTATACTTAATAAGACGACACGCCTCATCTGTAATTGTAATGCCACTAGACACTCCTATTACGGAAGAGGTTACACTTCCTGAAATTCCCGACTTACATATATCACTATTGACTATGCTCAGACTTGGACTGATTGCGCTAGGCGGAGTCCGATCCGTTGTAACCGTATTTGAACTAACAGTATTAGTGTTTGCTTTTACATCTGTAATAGTCGCAACTGTTCCAAATAATAAAAGTATTGCTACTAAAAGTTTCATTTACAGATACA